GTCAGTAGTTACTTCATCTACTTTTATTTCAATACCCCAACTTGCTTGTCTTGTTTTAATTTTCATCTTTATTTATTTTTTAGATTTTCCGCTACACATTTGTCGAGTGCTTCGGATTGTATTCGTTTTATCTCTTTGTTAAAGTCATTTTCGTCCATATAAGGCAATAACTTTGGTTCGATGTATAAAGTCTTCCATCTGACTTTTTTTTCTTCTTGCGGTAGTTTATTTCTTGGCATAATTTAATATTTTAGTGAATTTTGAAAATCTTTAATTAAATCTTGTTTGCATTGTAGTTCCCATTCAAATATTAAATTTCTTAATTTACAAGTTGAATTTGAAGTTAATTCACGTTCTAATAAATATTTCATCAAATAATCAATTGAGTAAGTTATGTAGTCTAAACATAGCCTATCATAATATTCTTTAGTAAAAGTATTAGAGAAACTATTATCAAAGTTTTTTTTAATTAAAACATCCAAACTACTAAAGTTATCTGTTAAAGTATAATCCCAACTATCTCTGCTTAAATAAACTTCTTTACCTATTGATAAATTCCATTTGTGTAAATAAGATAATCTTGCTTTAATTTGTTCTAATTTAAAGTTATATTTATAACTTCTTTCAAACTCACTTAAATCATTCCATTTTATTGTTTCAGAACCTTTATTGTAAAATTCTTCAATGTGTTCTAAGTAATCTACTATTCTGCTCATAATTTCCTTTTGTTTTAAATTAATAATAAGCAAATGTAATAAATAAAAACGAATAAAAAGTGTTTTGATTGTAATTTATACTGATTTTAAATAACAAAAAAAGCGCATCATTTCTGACACGCTTTAACTAACCTAAACAAAACTTATTATGAAATAAATTTACCCTAATAAATGCAATTTTTGGACGACTGCTTTTTGGAATTGTAAACTTATAAAATTAAATCCTATCTACCAAAATATTTTCGATATAAATAATAAATTGGTATAATTAGTAAAAACCACAATAGCCACCAGTACGAACTTTTACGCTCTGTTTGTTTTACCTTTTTATCAATCTTTGTTTCTGCCTTTGTATTAGCTTTTTTAATTACGTTGTTTTGAATAACTTCTTTTTGAGTAGTACTTATATTATTTTTCTTTTTTAGCGTCTTAAATCGAACGTTTCTATATGTTTTACCATCTATAACAATTTCTTTAGTGTTATCGATTGGTTCGATTATTTGCTCTTGTGTATCGGTACAATCAATTACTTTAACATTTGTTTCAATAATTGATTTATCGGTTATAGTTTCCGATGTTTCTATTTTCTGAACTTCTTTTACTTTATCGGTGTTTGTTTTACGTGAACCGCAAGAAGTTAGAATTAATAATAGGAATAGGTATTTTTTCATAGTGTTTGTTTTAATCTGTTTCTTCAATAAAATCATCAATATCAAATTTCCAATCTTCAATAATTCCATTTTCATCAACTTTCATAATGATATAATCTCCGTAACCATTACCGTTTATAGACAAGCAAGAAGGCACATATCCGTTTTTATGAATTTCGTGAGTATTTTCATCTTCACTCATTAAATAATAATCTCCATCGTCACAAACTTTATAATGAATATCAGCAGTAACTCCTTGTTTCCAATTTCTAATTTTACCAGTTTCGATTTCAATAACAGGTAACCAATCATCGTTATCAATAACTCTACAAGGGATTAAATGACCATCAGTATCTTCAACTCCGTTTACGGTTGCATCTTCCCAATAACGGACTCCTGCTCTAATGTGTAGTGTTTTAATATCTACACTAACTTCTTTTTTAATTTTAAATTTCATAACTTTTTGGTTTAAATTGATTTTCGTAATGATTTGCATCTTTCAATGCTTTTCTGTATTTATCGTTTAGACTTTCATCGTTTCTCCCTTGACTTAAAAGCCGTTCCATTTTCTTTTTAATTTCTTCTAATTGCATAATATAGCGTTTTTAGTGTATAAATGTAGTTTATAGCGTTTTTAGGTATCAGAACAAATGTGTAATCCTCATTATCTGCCCGTGTTTTTTATGATGCACAAATCCCTCAACTGCTTTAGGTGCGTGTTCATATCCATTTCTATGATGCCAACTATCTGTACCACTTGGAGAACGTAAAGCCTCAACGCAAACACTCATATAATCTTTACTTACTTTGTGATGAAAATGATGTATATAAAAATATCTATGTTTACAATTAGTCCAATCTTTACTATCATTAGCCATTAACATTGGTAAATCTGTTTGCTTTGCTCCGTCTCCGTGTGTTGTTCCTATTAAATTTTCGCCATAAGTAAAATATTTTCTATGTGAAATACTACAATCAAATTTAACGTTTTCACAATTCCTAAAATGCGTTTCAATTAATTGAGCTAAAAAGAAACCATTTGTGTAATCGTGATTTGATGGATTAAAAACAACTTCAACATCTGCAACGGTCATTAACTTTTCAATTATATCTACGTATAATTGTTTCGCTATTAAAAAATTGCTATGCCACATTCCGTCTGTATCTTGTGGTGTTCCGCTTGTTGTAGTTCGTTTTGGGTTATCGATGTGTAAAATATCATTTCCAATTACAAAAAGTATCTTATCAATGTTTAAACTACTTACTTTATTTAAAATTCCGTTAACACCATTTAAAACTCTTTGTACCGCTATTTGATTGTTATAACTTTCTCCGACTTCAAACGCACTACATAATTTACCTATATGTATATCTGCTGGGTCAATAACTAACAAATGCGCCTCGTTTAATTCTTCTCTGATATAAGTGTTATATTTTGGAGAATATTGCTTTAAATCGTCTAAAAGCACTTTGTGTAAATCTTCTATTCGTTTTTCTTCTATTGGAACAAATAACGGATTTGTAACTCTTATACTTTCAGTCTTTGATTTTAGCCATAACATTGGTGTTGTAGTTGGGTCAACTCCTAAATTACTACAAGCATCAATAACACCACTATTTTCACTTTGTAATTGTATCTTTTGCGAGTTACGTTTAATGTACCTTGCAAAATCTTCGGTTATGTAACCATCAAAAGTAATGTTATTTGCTTTAAGTATTTTTTTAGCAATTGTAGTTGCATTGCTTTCGTTTAAAAATTCTGTTTTAATCTCTGTATCGTAAATACTCCACTTTGAAACCATAATTTATTTGTTTAAGTTCATCAAACTTAATAAATTATAAATTATAAATAGCAATTTTGTAAGTAATTTATAATGGTTTTAAATAAATGTTGTCGGAATTATAGAATATATATGCGACAAAAAAAACCACCTCGTTAGAAGTGGTTGGTGTTTTGGAAACTTAAATAATTTAGCTTGCCGACCATTTAAATATAAGTTTAACACATTTGCTTTACAAAGTAACAACAATTTTTATTTAGAAACAAAATAAATTGCACTTTCTTTTTCTCTACGATTAACTAAACCTTGCACTTTTTTACCGCCAGCTTTTACCCATTTTAAGAACTCATTTTTAATAGTAATATCGTTTGGGTTGTTATTTACTTTTTTAAGTAATGTAGACGTTGCAAATGCGCCAGTTCCTACGTTATAAGCAAAAGAAACTAAAGCGTTGAATTGATTTTGGTTTAATTCACTTGTTACCATTTCATCAACACGTTTAGCGAACTTATCTGCTATTACTTTGAATATTTCAAAGGCGTACTCTTTCGTTATTGATTCATCTAACAAAGTTACTCTTTTACCATCAGGATAATAAGTATTTCCATATCCGATAGTTGGAATTTTTGCACTACATAAGTAAGGTTTTAATTTCAATCCCTCGAACTCACATATTAATTTATAACCGTTTTCGTTTAGTTTCATTTTCCGAATAATTCTTTAATTAATAATCCGATTATAGGTAAAGCAATTAAACGCCCCCACCAAACCGCTTGACTTATATCTCTTTCGTGAATGTTTATTTTATCTTGCATTTCGTCAACCTTACTTTCTACAATTTCCATTAGTCTGACAAAGCCTTTATTTCCGTTTAAAGCCGAACCACCGAGTAATTGAATAATTTCTCGTTGTCCGTCACGCAAACTAATTAAATCTTTTTTTAATTGTTGGTAATGCTCTTCTCTTCTTTCATCTTTCGCCTCCATTGTTGTCATTCTGCTTTCCATTGTTTTAGGTTTATCTGCTGACATACTATTCCGTTTCTTTATCGTTTACTATATTTTCAATTGTCTTTAATTCTGATTTTTTACCAACGTAATTTATACCCATAATTAAACCAAGAAAAGCTAAAATTGCAGTTAAAACAGAAAAAGCCATATCTTTAATATTAATTACAATATAGATTGACATCCATAAAACCAAAGGGAATAAAAACGCAACCATTACTCTTTTCATTGAGTAATTTCCACGAACTTTCATTGTTTGGTCACGTATCTTTAAAAATTCTAAATATATACTTTTCATCTGTTCCAATTTTGTTTAATACAAAAATATAAAGTTATTGCCAAATTAACACCATAAAATATATAATATGTTTGGTCGTTTAAGTCAAAGTTATAATATAAAAAATGAATAAAC